CATCAATAGTTTTTAGAATATTTTCTTTTAAAGCTTTAATATTTGCTATATTAGTAAGCTTATCAATAGCTGCCTGTATAATAGTTTCAGGATCCCATCCTTTAATTCTATTTAAAGATGTCAGCGCATCTTTTGTAAAATTAGCTAATTGGTCAAACATGGCAACAGCAGCCGAGACTGTCGCAAATGTTCCACAAAATCCACCCATAATACTTGCAGAAAAAGGACCATTATAAAAATTATTAAGATTGGTTAATATGTTAGTTGAGTTACTATTCACAACAGTAGTGGGTGTGTAATTATAATCTAAAATAAATTGCGCGAATTCAAATGGTGTTATACTTCTGCCGTTTTGAAACACTCTATAAACAACATCATATTGCTCAGCATTATTATTTAATGCATTGTTAAGCGACCCACCAGTATTAGTTAATGAGCTATTAAAGTCTCCCAACCCAGTATAAAATTCTTCACTGCCATATATTCCTACTGCATTAGATAACGCATTGTTTGTTGAATCATCAATGATGCTATTTGAAAAATTGTTTTCTAAAACGGCCAATTGATCAAACGTGAATTCACCGTTGCCATTTACATATACCGCATTCGGGTCGGCATTGTTAACTGATATAGAATTAGTTGAGTTTAAATTGGTAAATACCGAAAGTTCTGGACATGATCCCATTATACCACCGTCCCTTCGTCTTGTGAAGTGATTCCTCCAGAGTCACCAGCATCTCTGGATCTCTTATCTGACATTGTTGAAGTGCTTTTTGCTGGTGGATCAGGTAATTCTGGTACTTCTGCGTCTGCAACGTCTGATGCTTCAAATTCTGTATCAATATCAACATCAGCATTACCTTCCGCCATACTAACTCTATCGTCAATATTAACTTGAGTACCATCAATATTAACATTAGCCCCGGATCCAATTTTAACAGCACCTGAAGCTTTAACACCAAGCTCATCTTCTGACTTAAGTACAATTTTACCGCCAACCGCTTCTAAAACAGTGGTGCCCTCAAATAATGTTGTTTCTGCTTTAAGGCCTAACGTGTCTGTTGCTTGCGCATTGATATATTGACTTCTAATATTCATATCAATTCCAGCTTGTATTTGTACTTCTTCATTAGCTGAAATCGCAAACATACCTTTATTTGCCTCAGCAATAATATCTGCAGCACGAAGCTGTATTTGCTCTGTTGCGTTATGAGAAGATTGAGCGCCAACGCCAATATATCTATTACCATGAACAATCTGAGTATAGTCACCATTGATTTCTTCTACAACATTACCATCATAATAAACATGACTATGGCCCATAATTGTTACTACGTTTCTACCACCAATATAAACATGCTGACCTTTTTCTTTTACTTCAAAATTATCGCCAGTTGATTTATTTGTCACATCACCTTTTGAGTCTATTTGTATAAATGATCCTGAGTTGTGGTGGATCATAATTCTTTCGTGGTCTGGCGTATCATCTAACTCAATAACGTGCTGAGATGTTTTGATAACTTTATTAAATGGATATTTAGCATTATATGCTGGCTGTGGTTCTTCCCACTTTGGACCACCTTCTGCAGTTTTAATATCTTCAACTGTAGATGCCGCCTGTTGCAAGACATAAGTTTCTTCAACGTTTTCGCCGCGAGCAAGTCTATCTTGTTGTGGTTGACCAAAGTTTTCTCCGGCAGAACCTTTAGCTAGTCTGTCCTCGTTTGGATCGTTAGTACCAAGCTTAACACCCCATCCATTTTTCTCAGGATCAATTGGCTCAGTCATTTGCGTTGGAACTAATCCTAATACCATAGGCTGTTGAGCATCGCGGCCGTCAAGAAAGAAACCAAAAACAAAATCATTAACGTCAGGAGTAATAAATCCATTTGGATTATAGTCGCCCTTTACACAAATAGCCCAAGGCAAATCCTCAGATGGAATATCTTGATTTGTGCCATGCACACCAAAAGCACGAACTTGCACTCGACCTTCATTACGAGGGTCAATACAATTTTCTATGACTCCTATGAACCATAAAGGATTTCTTATGCCTACTCCAGTTTCAAACATTATTTACTCCAATCAAATTTTGATAATTTCATGGTAGTATTCAATTCATCATTTTTAAAATTATTATTAACCGTGTGTACCAAGTATCTACCGGACATTTGTTCGTTTTTTGCATCCTGATTAACATCAACGTTTCGTACATCTAAATCCACAATTCTTCCAGGTGTAATATCTAAACGACCTTTCATACTAACTAAAATTGATAAAGCATTTAAATGGTGGTTATACGCGTTTCTATGCATGAGCATTTCAGCAAAATGCTGCTCAGATCTTAATGGTCCTGGAATGTCACCGGGTTGTTGATAATCTCTAAATACCATAAATCTTTTTGAATTCTCATCAGTAAAAGTTTCTTCTATAAAATCTGGCGTGTGCGGCATGTTTTGAGTTTTTCTTTCTTGGCCTGACGCATCAATATATTTAGACCCATCTTTGAGGTAATCATATTTTTTAAGCTTAGCAGATCTTCTTATTAAATCAATTTCATATACGCTATTTTTATATCCACCTAATATAAGATCTCCTGCTGTGTCAATTCTAACTGGATTAGTAATTTGCTCAACACGACCAATCATATCTTCAGGGTACCTTGGATCATTTGAGCCAATAGGTGAATAAAATAATTTAATATTCTTTTCTTCTATGTCATTACGAGTTTCGCCACGTTTGAGTAAATACTCATCAGTAACGAAAAAATAGCCAGCAAAAGTCTCAAAAAATCTAAACGTGAACGATGATGTTTCTGATGTATAAGATCTTTCAGCTAGAAATGATAAGGCTTTCGCTGGTCTATATCTCGGAATAATAATTTTTTGAATTCCTTCGCCAGGTTGAATAGTAAGTTCTCTTGGCGCGTCACTTTGTATTTTATATTTTCTTGCAGCATATGGAAGTGTTTTATTATTTTCATCTAAGGATGAAGCTCCACCAACAGTTGTATAATATTTGTTGAATATCTCTTTTGCTATTTGATTGGCAGATCCCTTAAATGACGATGTAATTAATCTTTTGCTTGCATCGTATGTTGTTTTTGATAACACGTGCAAGTTATAGCTATAAACAGCCGCGTTATTTGAAAGCTCAACGTCAGTGATTTTATACACTTGCAATTTTAAAGTTAAGTTTGTACCAGTATCTAAAGTTCTTATTTTAAGCACGAGAGCTTCTTCACCTCGTAAAGGAACTTTTTCAAGCAATCCAACTGAGTCAATAACATTAATAACACCCGTATAACTAACATTTTCCAGAGATTGTGTAAATGACATTCCCACTATTTGTTGGGAAATATCGAAAAACCCAGCATCACGTCTCCCCGTGACGTCTTCGTCATAAGGAAATAATTTGGCACTTTCTATAGAATAGCCACCGGATGTAAAGGTTCCTTCCGTCATGAATTATTTTGTATCTTTTGTATAAATTCGTCGGTGATTTGTGGAAGATATTTTTTATCTATTAAGAATATTTCTTTTCTATTATCATTTTTGGCTTCCTCATCTTCATAGACTCTCCAAGGCTTCCACTCCTCGGGAATAATACGTTTGATGATAATTTTTCTTCCATATTCAGTTAGCAAAATTACTCTATCTTCTCTTCGTAGATATATCGTACGAAATGAGTCAGGTGCTAACCTAATTAACTCAGCCATTTATTAAATCTCCTTGTAGTAATAAACGACATTATCTTCACGATCTTCTTGAGCCCACTCAAGTACTTCATTGCCGATTTTACCACTTTCTTCAGTATACTTATCAATCAAATAGTCGTTAAACTCTTGTGTAGATTTAGGCCACTGATGATATGGATCTACAATATTATTTGATAGATAAACTAACCACGTATAGTCGGTAGAACCATAATACCAATCGGCAATATCTTCAGCCTTCTCACCTTCTTTTACTGTATATGGAAGATACACAAGAGGGTTTGTCGATACGTTTTTAATAAATTGGTTTCTTCTAGTAATGTCACGAATTTCTTTTCCTTCGTACATTACTTTTGGAAAATTTTCAAAATACTTAGCCATTATTGAGGACCTCCTGTTGTGCTAGAGTCTACTGGTAAACCATTGTTAAAAGAAGTATTTCCAGGTAATGACTCGGCTGCTGAGCCAGTATAATCTTCTTCAGTCCAGATTTCTAATTCAGTTAAACTTAAACTTAAATTAACTGCAGCAGGTTTACCACCTTTAATAATAGAAACTAAACCGCCCCCGCCATAATCTACAGACACGTTACTAATCATACAAGGTTTAAATTTCATCCAATAACCTTCGTCAATACCTAACAAATACATATCGACGACAGAAGGATATTTTAAGAATGCCCTAGAAATACCTGGAAGATCTTGCACCGATGGCAAGGCATTTCTTTTAATTGTTTGAATAATATTTCTAATAATTTTAGAGTCAGTTTCGTTTGATGGATATAGTTCCCAACTAAATTGATGCGATTTTAAGTCAACACCTGTAAAAGCTAATGTTGATCTTGGGTTTACAGTTTGACCTGTCACGTTATCTAAAGTTCTGCTCACTTCACCACCGAGGACAGCATCTAATTTTGATCTTAAAAGATATTGAGCACCTGATGCGACATTAGCCGTGCTCGTGCCGAGAGCTTCTTTAACAAAGCCTGATATAGCGCTGGCTGCCGCAGAACTAGAATCACCAGGATTAGCTATAGCAGAAATAATTCCATCAAGCGCCCTGCTTCCCTGTGCTCCTAACTTGTTAAGCGTTTCACCAATTGTTTGCGTACTTCCGGTTTCCAAAATAGGTTTTAATCTATCAGCTACGTTTGCAGCTAATAAATTTCTTTCATAATCACCTACTTGCAAGCCTTGATTATCTGTTAATTGTGTTGGAAAAGGCAACTCAATATGACTTGTACCTCTAACTTCAACGTTTGATGAAGTTCTATTTCCAATTTGATTTAGTGGTTTAAGAACCCCGTATTCACCCAACGTAGTATAAGTATAGCTTTTAAAAGACAACAACATAGTGTGAGGCAATGGAGATGCTGGAAATGATTGCAGCACTGAATCCGTTTCGCCTTTAGCACGATTGCGTTGATGCTCAAGCTGAGGTATAATTTGAGATGGGTCCATTTGGATCCTGCCTTTTTTAATAAATACTAATATGTTTATTTATATTGAAAATAAGAGGTGAATAGTGGCTTATAAGGGAAGGTTTAGACCTAAAAACCCTGGAAAGTATAAAGGTGATCCGTCAAACATTATTTATCGTTCGTCGTGGGAATTAAAATTTTTTAGTACTCTTGACCAACATCCTCATGTAATATGGTGGCAAAGTGAAGAAGTGATTGTACCATATACTTCACCAATAGATGGCAGAAGGCATAGGTATTTTCCAGACGTTATAGTATGCAGAAAAGAACCAAATGGTAAAACTGTAACTATGATGATTGAAATAAAACCGGCAGCTCAAACAAAGCCTCCGGATATAAGTAAAAAGAATACAGCCAAGGGCAGAATATCGAGAAGGTATTTAAACGAGGTTAAAACATATGGCATTAATGAAGCCAAATGGAAAGCAGCAAGAAACTACTGCGCCGACCGAGGTTGGAAATTTATGGTAATGACAGAACACGATTTAGGGATTAAGTAATGGCAAAGGTATTCGACGATATTCTTGTAAAGGGTATTAGAGCAGGTCAAGTTCCAGCTCGTACTCAGGCTGCACGAGATTGGTATCGTAATGCAGCTCAGCAGGTTACGGGTGCAAAGGTAACTGAATCCAAAATGCTTAGAGACACGAGCAGACAGGAAAGTACTTTTAGACTTGGTCATATGTACATGTTTTCATATGAAGCTAAGCACAAAGACAAGTTACCTTACTATGACCGCTTTCCTTTGATTTTTCCAATAAATACTGCAAAGGGTGGTTTTCTCGG